AACCCCTTAGCGAAGCGCTGCCCGGACGGCGACGAATTTCCCCAATTCCCCAGCCCGAACGCCACACCCTCCCAGTAAGGCCGCTGCCTCCCCAGCGAGCCCTGTACCCAAAGCGATCGGACCACTGGGGAACCCCACACAGCGAGGCCTGATGGACAAGAAGCTGCACAAGCGTCTGCTCTGGCTCTTCGACAACCGCACTTCGGTGATCGACGGCGAGCGCGCCGACTTCGCCAAGTACCGCTACGTGCCTCGGAGCTTCGATGGCGGCTCGGGCTGGGGCGTCTACGACCGCTCGCAGAGCCGCTTCCTGTCCGACCCTGAGGTTCGCGATCTCCCGATGGATAGGCTCCAGAACGCGACTCACCTCTCGTAGCGAGGCCTGAACCAATGTTCGACGCCTACGCCTGCATAGCCGTCTTCCTGGTGATCATCCTCGTCGAGACAGCTCTCATCGCCTCCCTCGCCCACGAGAACCGCAAGCTCCGCAAGCAGATCGCCCCGTTCGACCGGGACGGCGACGGGCGGATCGGCGGAAGCCGGAAGCGCACCTAACCCACCAACCACAGTCAGTTTCGGCACAAGGAGCCCTGACCCATGGCGACCCACGGCAAAGTCAACAAGTCCGGCATCAGCCCGGCGCATCCCACCCGCCTCGGGTCGACGGTGTTCCACTCCGGTCGCGCTGCGCCCCTGACCACCACGGCCGGCACGGACACCACGCCCTCGGTGACTGAAACCTACATCGCCGAGGTCTACGTGGACCATAACACCACGCTGACCGGCGCCTCGCTGCTCAACGGCTCGGCGGTCGCTGGCAACATCACCGCGATCCTGTACGACGCGAACGGCGTGCCCATGGGCCAGAGTGCCAGCACCGCGCAGTCTGGCACCGCCGCCTATCAGAACTTCGCCTTCAGCTCGACGATCGAGATTGTCGGCCCCGCCCGCTACTTCGTCGGCTTCCAGTTCAACAACACCTCGGCCCGCTTCCGCTCTCACATCGTCGGCAACTTCATCGCCGGCAAGAAGACGGGCGAGACCTACGGCACCGCGACCGCGATCACCATCTCCAGCTTCACGACCAACCTCGGCCCCATCGCCGACCTGTACTAGACCCGCCCAGACTCCGGCGCAGGCCCATTCCGACAGGTGCGCTAGCGAACGGCGGGGATGCTCAAGCAGTCAAGGCTGGGGGCGGGGGCCGAAGGGCTTCATACGTCCGGCCAATCCTCGCAAGTCGGACCTAAACACCAAACCAGCAGCCGGGACACCGCAAGGTCCGGCAGGGATGGACACGATGGCTGAGGCCAGCAAACTACTGACGAAAGCTGCGCCGCCGAACGCCGGCAAAGGCCGCCCCAAGGGCGTGCCAAACAAGATGACGAAGGCGCTCAAGGAGATGATCCTGGGCGCTCTCGATGACGCAGGCGGACAGGAATACCTTGCGCGTCAGGCCAAGGAGAACCCGTCGGCCTTCATGACGCTGATCGGCAAGGTTCTCCCGCTCCAGGTGGATGCCAATGTGGCGGCGACCGTCCGGCGTATCGAACTCATCCCCGTGAGGCCTGGTGGAGACCGCTAGGCTAGAGATCCCCGAGAAGCTGCTTTGGGTTTTCGACGGCATCGCTGATACGCGAGGCGCTTACGGGGGGCGCGGCTCAGCCAAGACGCGGACGTTCGCCAAGATGACGGCGGTCCGCGCTCACATGTGGGCTGAGGCGGGCGAAGAGGGGATCATCCTCTGTGGCCGCCAGTTCATGAACTCGCTGGCCGACAGCTCCCTAGAGGAGATCAAGGCGGCGATCCGAGAGACGCCCTGGCTGGGGCCGCACTTCGACATCGGCGAGAAGTACGTCAGGACCGCTTGCGGACGCATCAACTACACCTTCAGCGGCCTGGACCGAAACATCGACAGCATCAAGTCGAAGTCGCGCATCCGGCTGGCCTGGGTCGACGAAGCCGAGCCCGTGACCGAAGAGGCCTGGGTGAAGCTGATCCCGACGTTGCGCGAGGAGGACAGCGAGCTTTGGGTGACGTGGAACCCGGAGAGCAAGCGTAGCGCGACGCACAAGCGCTTTCGGGCCGTGGCGCCTGACCCCCTGACCCGCATCGTGGAGATGAATTGGCGGGACAATCCCTGGTTCCCGGACATCCTGAACCGCAAGCGCATCAAGGATCTGAACGAGCGCCCCGACCAGTACGACCACATCTGGGAAGGCGACTTCAAGCAAGTGTACGAGGGCGCGTACTACGCCGCCCACCTGCGAGAGGCGAGGGCGCAGGGCCGCATCGGCAAGGTCCCGTTTGATCCTCTGATGACGGTCCGGCTGTTCGTGGACATCGGCGGCACCGGGGCGCGAGCCGACGCCTTCACCATCTGGCCCACGCAGTTTATCGGCCGCGAAATCCGGGTTCGGGACTACTACGAGACTGTCGGGCAGCCGTTGGCGGCGCACCTGGCCTGGCTGCGGGCCAAGGGCTACACCCCGGACAAGGCCGAGTTCTGGCTTCCACATGATGGGGCCAATCACGAGAAGGTCTTCAGCGTCACCTACGAGAGCGCGCTACGGGACGCGGGTTACAGCGTCACGGTCGTGCCGAACCAAGGCCGGGGCGCGGCGGCAGCGCGAATCGAAGCGGCTCGCCGGCGGATGTCGCAGGTGTGGTTCGACGAGGAGACCACAGAGGCTGGTCGAGAGGCCCTGGCAGCCTACCACGAGAAGCGGGACGAAGAGCGTGGCGTGGGGCTCGGCCCTGACCACGACTGGTCCTCACACGGCGCGGATAGCTTCGGCTTGATGTGCGCCGCTTACCGCGAGCCTGGCCCCATCAGCGGGGCGCCGGTCAAGCGCAATATCCGAGGTCTGGCATGAAGATGGGCGACCGCGAGCTGCAGTCCATCATTCGGGCTGAGATCGATGACGCGATCACGTTCATTGACAGCGAAGTCGGGCTGGATCGAGCCAAGGCGCTGGACTACTACCACGGCCGCCCGTTCGGCGACGAGGAGGAGGGCCGCTCACAGGTCGTCAGCCGGGACGTCCACGACACGATCAACGCGGCGCTCCCGTCGCTGATGCGGATCTTCTTCGGCTCCGAGAACGTCGTTGAGTTCGTGCCGGAGAACCAGGAAGACATCGCCTCGGCCGAGCAGGCGACGGACTACGTCAACTACATCATCACCAACGACAACGACGGCTTTCAGGTCTTCTACGGCGCCATCAAGGACGCGCTGCGCTCCAAGGTCGGCTACATCAAGTTCTGGTGGGACGACAGCGTCACGGTCACGACCAGGACCTACACCGGCTTGGACGAGATGGCGCTGACCAAGCTGCTGGAGGACTTTCAGACCTCGCTTGAGGCCGAGGTGATCGAGTCCAGCGAGGACGAGAGCGGGCTATCGGTCACCATCCGGCTGAAGCGCCGGCAGGACCGGGTGCGCATCGCCGCGCTCCCCCCGGAAGAGCTGCTGATCGACCGCAAGGCCACCTCGCTTGAGGCCGCCCGCTTCGTCGCTCACCGCACGACCAAGACCGCATCGGATCTGGTCGCGATGGGCTACGACATCGAGGAGGTCGAGGCCGCCAGCCAAGGCGACGAGCTGGAGGGCAACCAAGAGCGCCTGGCGCGTAACCCCTACGTCCAGGGCGGGGCCGGCGACGCATCGAGCGACAAGACGATGCGCGAGCTTCTGTACGTGGAGGCCTACCCATACGTCGACTTCGACGGCGACGGGATTGCCGAGCTTCGGCGCATCTGCACCATCGGCTCGGGTCACAACGTGGTCGCCAACGATCCTTGGGACGAGCGCCCGATCGCGGATCTGCACTGCGATCCGGAGCCGCACACGTTCTTCGGGGAGTCGCTGGCGGACAAGACCGCGGACGTGCAGCGCATCAAGTCCGTGGTGCTGCGCGCCGGCCTCGACAGCCTGGCCCAGAACATCTTCCCGCGAACGGTCGTGGTGGAGGGTGACGGCCGGATCGAGGACGCCCAGAACACCGAGGTGGGCGCCATTCTGCGGGCGCGCACGAGCGGCGGTTATATCCCGCTGGCCTCGGCGGACCTCTCGGGCGCGGCGCTC